ATGCGCCCAGATCCCACGAATCCGTACAACAGACCCTCGATCGATGCACTTAGTAAACTCAAACCAAGGGCTGTGTCGAACAACATGGCAACATCGGAAGACATGATGAAGATTTACGTCAATCTTGAAGGGCTGGGCGTACCTACTGAACATGTGCAGCAAGTGGTGATTCAAGCAGTTGTATTCTGCAAAGACGCTAGCAGCTCAGCATTCTTGGACCCGAGAGGTTCATTCGAGTGGCCTGGGGGAGCGATAACTGCGGATGCCGTGCTCGCGGTGCTCAAACGTGATGCAGAAACGCTGAGGAGGGTTTGCAGGTTGTACGCACCCGTGACGTGGAATTACATGTTGACGCACAACGCTCCGCCTTCTGACTGGGCGGCTATGGGGTTCCAGTATGAGAGTCGCTTCGCTGCCTTTGACTGCTTTGACTATGTTGAGAATACTGCTGGGGTGCAGCCGCTTGAAGGGCTAATCAGGAGGCCGACATCACAGGAAAAAATTGCGCACAATACCCATAAGGACCTTGCTTTGCGTAGCGCGAATCGTAACCAAACTTTCGGGAACCTGAGTGTGGAGGTGACTGGTGGCAAAAGTGGTCCGGAGCTCACTAGGGATTACGGGAAATCGAACAACAAGTGATGAAGTATGTGTGTGAAGTAGCAATAATAATGGCCAGATATATGGAGGCCAATTTCGGTGTGTTTGAATTTAATATTGCGTATAGTATAGCTAGCAAGTGTGATTTGCCAATAAATCGAGGCCGCTCAACTTACGCTCGTAAGAGGAGGGCCGCGTTTCTGGGTCGATGCCATAGGTGTTACCGCGTATGGCCGCCCATTTCGTATTCTAGGTGTGATAACAAAACGTGTGTGCCTGGTATGTCTTACAATGAACGTGTTGCGAGGTTCATAGTCGACGGAGTAACTGAGGTGATACCTCGACGAAACAACCGCAACAAGTTGGTGCTAAATCCTATTTAATATATAAGGCATCCTACTTTAAAGAAATATGGTTTTTAAGCTATTTTTATCCTAAGA